AGAGTCAATAATAAATTTGACGGTAACCCAAATGTAGATATAGTTGATAAGTTAATTGCCTTACCACTGGTAATTAAATCACGACCAAACGTAGTTGTTGCTAAACTTACTCCGGCAATATCAGCACTAATCAAATCATTCATATTGCTATATGTGCCTTCTAGGAAGTCTTGCGAATTCGTCATAGACATTATAGCTTTATTTGTATATTCTACAAAACTACTTGCTGCCGTAAAGGCTGACAGATAATCTTTGTATGCAGGTAAGCCATCATTGTAGTTAAACTCATTGTAGCCTTGCAGTGCAAATAGTCTTACATAGCCCCAACGTGTTACTTCATTAGAGTAAGTATAGTTGCTTGCCCAGTTAGGATAACCTGTCCAGTTGAATGTAGGTGCTTTACTATTACCTAATGCAGGTATAGTTGTTGAACCTATTGAGATTAAGTTGTTATATGTAGTTTGATTAATCACTGTAACAGTGCCGGTGCCTGTACCAGGGCCGGATGCGGTAAAAGTTTCACCCACCGTAGGAGTTGCACTAGCACCAATCGATGTAAAGTTTGTTGTTCCAATACTGCGAATAGTATACACATTAGTTGCAACCAAAGCAGTTGCATTTATAGTAACTTGTGCGGCATTAAACGAATTTGTAAGCAAACGTAAACAAGTATCATTAACTATACTACCAAGATTGGTAGCAGATGACTCACTGATACTAACTCCAGTAAAGTCAACCATAATAGGGTTTATATTAAAACCCTGATTTTGTAGTAATGAGCTTAGTGTGTTAACACCAAGTGGACTTTGTTTTCCTGTATCACTCATGGTACAAATACATCAGGACTACCATCAACGATACTATGACCGCAACTGTTTCCTGACCCTACTCTAAGCACCGCACTACCTTCAGCAAACACTGTTGGACTAGCACTAGTTGTGGTAGCGGCTTTGTGTGGTGGATGACCTTTTTTACTCCAAGGTGCGTGAGGAGTAATAGTACTAACGTGTAGACCAACTTTAATTCCATTGGCAAAGACAGTACCGGCGCCTCTTACGATAGCACCGCCCTCTTGATTCTTGTCACCTACACGACTTAGTTTTGCCATTTTATCCTAATACGATTTTTTTACTAGGTACCTTAATGCCAGTTGTAGCTTCTAGGTACTTGTCTTTAATATTGTCATCTGTCTCTGCATACATTGCAATACTAGTAGTATTTAGCTTAAATTCACCCTTCGGATTTGCGGTGAAAACACTAGGAATCATTTGCATACCTTGTTGCCCCGGGGCAATAGATACTGGTTCTTCAATTTTAATAAATTCGCCACCTGCTTGAATTACTTTTGCTATCAGTTCTTCTCCTGAGTTAAGTTTAAATGTATATACTGAGTTTGGTTCGATTGCTATTTGCATTAAATACTTTCTGTTAATTTTTGTTTGAGTTCAGTGAAACCACCGATTAGTACGCCATCTAATATGATTTGCGGTACTGTTCTTGCTGACGGGATTGCTTCTAGCAATTCTTCTTTGGTATATCCATCTCCGATCTTGCGTTCTTCAAATTGTATACCTTTACTTTTTAATAGTGCCTTTGCTTGGTCGCAATAGGGACAATGATACTTACTCCATACGATTGCTGTCATTTTATTTTCCTTTTTAATGTCTTGTCCAATATTTGGCTTTTGGTGCAGTATGTCCTACTGTACTATCATAATCTATTATCGTATCTTTTGTAATGTTATACTTATCTGCACATTGCTGAAGTTTTTCAGGAATCCAATAATCTATTCCTAAAAAATACCAGTAATCATTGCTATGATTTGTAAACTCATGTAGGTCTTCTGCGTGAAAGGCAAACATCATACCCGGATTCAATGATATCTCATTGTTGTTTATTACAACTGATATATCAGGGGAACTTTGTTTAGATGCTGTAAATATATATCTAGTTACATTTGTCTGGTAAGGTAAATTATCTACGTGTGCTGAAATTTTACTTCCAGGTGGACAGTTCCATACAATCATTCTTCCAAACGGGCCAGTTTCTTTATTAAACTCTCTAGCCATTTCAAATAGTTCCAGTGACTTTGTAAACAACGGATTATATTCATAACCATTCAATGCTAAATGTATTGTACTTTCTTCATATAAGATGTTAAAATTTCTATTAACAAAATGTAATTTAACATCGTCAAATACACCCTTTGTTGTATTAGATGGATCTGTTGTTCTAACACCATTTTCATCTACACGCCAATTATTGGCATAATGCCAATCTGGGTCTAATTGTTTAGCCGTTTCAATTTCTTTAGAAATTGTTTCTGCCCATTCAGGAAATTGATATACATTAAATATTGGGGAGTTCATCATATTCAATACTGTCAGTCATTACACCAATTACATAATTAGTTGATTCATTTTCTTGTAATGCAGTTTGTTTCTTACTTGTATCAACGTGTTTGTTGAACCAAGGAATAGGTGTTGTCTTCGGTGCCGGACTGTTATATCTAATACCAATTTCTTTTAATGCAGATACAGCAGTGTAATCAACAAAGTCTTTCAACACAGTTGCATTCAATCCGATAACAGGACCCATCTTAAACAAGTAGTCTGCCCACTCTTTTTCTTCACGGATAACATCCAAGTAGAGTTGATAGACTTCTGCTTCACACTCGGACTTAACCTGTGCAAATCTGCTATCTTCTTTGACTACTTGGTTAATAAGGTAGGCAGTCCAGCCTTTATGGAGAAGCTCATCTTGGAGAATTAAACTGATAATATTGCCATTACCAATAAAGATTTTGTTCTCAACCATTGCTAAACTAGTAGCGAATGATACCATAAAGCGGAATGCTTCCAATGCGTAACTGGCGTGTAATGCCATATAGATTGCCTTGATGTGTTCTTTTTCGTTCACATCTTCACCTAACTCTTTGCGACAGTTAACTTTGTGTAGTTCATCATAGTATCTGCCTACACTACTTGCCATATCTACAATCTCTTTTGTATCGTGTATAGTGTTGAATACATCTTTAGGAACATTATAAATGTTACGAATGATGTGACTATAGCTACGACTATGAATATTAGTCTCAAAGAAGCTCCAATTATAAATCAATGCTTCTAGTTCTGGTAGTGATACTACAGGAGTAAACACTTGGCTTGGTGCACGTCCTTGTAAACTATCTAATGCTGTTTGCCTCAATAGGTTGCTAGTAAAGATGTGCTTAACTGCATCACTTGCTTCTTTAAAGTCATTTGCATCTTTAGTTAGACTGACTTCTTCGGGCACCCAAAAGAAACCACGTGCTGTTGTTTCAAAGTCTGCAATCTTTTTATATTTTACTTCTTCAAATCGTTGAATGGTTACGGGACCTTCCGGGTCCAAAAACATTTTTCTGTTCAAATAATCTGTGCGTGTGTTTAAATTGTATTGTTGTTTTGACATTGTTTTCCTTAAAGCTTACAAGCTTCGCAATCTTCTTCATCCATATCATTAAAGCCACTTGGCAAATCTAATACAGTTTCATCTTGGCTCTTACTACCCGCTTTGTTAATCAAGCTATAGTAGAATGTTTTTAGTCCCCAGTAATGACTTTGCATCAAGTTCTTAGCAATCAATGTTGTAGGAACTTTTCTATCAGCAAAGTGTGCTGGATTGTAGAATGTGTTAGTACTTATGCTTTGGTCAACATAAGCCGCAATCACTGCCGCTGTCTTTAAGTAACCATCACAGTCTTTTTGCTCCCACATCATTTGATATTTGTTTTTCAACTTATGATATTCTGGAACAACTTGCACAAAACTTCCTGCTTTACTTTCTTTTACTGATATCAAACTCATTGGCATTTCAATACCATTGGTACTATTGATAACTACTGAACTAGATTCTACAGGAGCAACAGCCATTTGTGTAGCATTACGGACACCATACTCTTTCATATTAGTACGTAATGTTTCCCAATCTAATTCAGGAGCAAAGTTAGTTAATTCATTAACGCCATTGGCACGTAGTTCCCAAGGGAATGTACCTTGTCCATAACGTGTTCTATCACTGCCTTCGCACTTGCCACGTTCCTTAGCAAGTTCAACACTAGCTTCAGTTAAGTAGAAGGATAAGTGTTCCATCCACGTCTTGACTTCAGCCAAGGAATCTTTTTCTCCGTACTTGAATCCACGTTTGGCGTGCCAGTAGGCAAGATTAGTGACTCCAATTCCAAGAGGTCTGATTTCGTCGTTGGATAATTTAGACTGGATGGAAAGAAAG